CCGGTGATATGCGGCACAGGAGTCATCGGAACAGGATCGGGTGATTCCTATTACGAAGGCGTTTACAACGGCACCTTCTCGTGGGAAATCTCCGCATGACCCGCTGCGACCTCTCCGCCCCCGACGCGACCTGCCCCCGCTGCGGCTTCGTCAGCAAGTACCGCAACGCGATCCGCCAATGCCGCAGGCCGCTGCCGACGACCTGCGGCCCCGGCTGCCAACTCCGCCGGACGCTGTCGTGGTGGGGCATCCGCGACGACGGGAAATGCGGGTGCGATTCCTTCGCCGCCCAGATGGACGCCTGGGGGCCAGACGAATGCTTCCGGCGGATAGAGGAGATCGTCTCGCACCTACGGCAAGCCGCCGAGAAGAATGGGCTTCCGTTCATCGCCACGGCGGCCCGGATCATGGTCGGCCGCGCGATCGAGGCCGCCAGAGCAGAAGCCACACCCCCGCCGGGGTGACCGTCCCCACCGTCACGATTGACCGCGGAGGCGAGCATGGCGAAGCGATCAGCCACGGTCCACATCGGCCAGAAGAAGTGGAAGATCCGCGTCTGCAAGGTGCCCGCCGACCGGCTCGGCGATTGCAACGACGAGACGGGGACGATTCGCGTCTCGGAGAAGCTCGTCGGCGTGGACTTCGTCGAGGTGCTGCTGCACGAGTTGATCCACGCCCGCTGGTGGTGTCTCGACGAGGGCGAGGTGACGGAGTTCGCGGAAGAGGCGTCGGCCGTTCTTGAGGCGTTCGGGGTGACCCGCGAGGAGGACGAAGATGGCTAGACGCCGCACCTATGACGGTGACGAGATCACGCCTATCGTCCGCCGGATCGTCGAGGCCCACCCGGACTCGCCGGCCCGCACGCTCGCCCGGCGGATCGTTGCCGAGTGCAACGGGGCACTGACCCTTGAGCAGGCCCGCACGCGAGTGCGACTCGCTCTCGGGCTCACCGGCGATGCGAGGCGGAAGCAGTCGAAGACGAAGCACCTGCACCGCGACCCGCGGCCGGCAGGCCAGCGGCTTGCCATGCCGCCCTCGCAGGCCGAGCCGTGGCTTCCGTTCGACCTCGGGATCGTCGGCAAGGTCGGCATCCTGTCCGACATCCACGTGCCGTACCACGACGAGACGGCGCTCCGGGCCGCGGTCGATCACCTCCAGGGCGAGAAGATCGACGCTCTCTTGCTCAACGGCGATTGGGCCGACTTCTACTCGATCAGCCGCCACGAGAAGAATCCGAAGCTCCGCAACTTCCGCAACGAGCTGGCAGCCGGCCGCGATCTCCTGAAGTGGATTCGCCAAGAGTTTCCCGACATGCGGATTGTCGCCAAACTCGGCAACCATGAAGAGAGGTGGGAATCGTGGCTATTCCAGCACGCCCCGGAAATCAGCGACGACCCGATCATGGGCATCGACAATTGGTACGGGTTTGAGCGGCTCGGGATCGAGTTGGTCAAGGACAAGCGGATCATCCTCTGCGGTGCGTTGCCGGTGCTGCACGGCCACGAAAAAGGCAACGGCATCTCGTCGCCGGTAAATCAAGCCCGCGGGGCGTTCATGCGTCTTCATCACACCGTGCTCGAGGGCCACGGGCACCGCACCTCGACACACTCCGAGCCCGACATGATGGGCAGCGAGACGGTGTGCTTCTCGACGGGGTGCTTGTGCGACATGCGCCCGGCTTACGCTCGCCTGAACAAGTGGAATCAAGGCGCAGCGATCGTTTCGGTCCACGCCGACCGCTCGTTCGACGTTGAGAACTTCCGCATCCAGGCGGGCAAGGTGCGCCAATCGTGACAGACGCCGACCTCGTTACCATCGACCAACGCATCCAGAGGGCCGGTGCTGCCAACTGCTGGACGGGCACACTCGGCTCTCTCGCCGGCGACGCTCGGCGGCTGGTGCGACACATTCAGGAGACGCGGCGAATGGCAGAGGAATACCCACCACGAATCGAAGTTCCGTGCAACACGTGCCGGGGAATCCCAGGTCTGGTTCCGGCGTGCCCTGACTGCAACGCGGTCGGAAAAGTCTGGAAACGCAATTCACCGGCCGAGCCGTGGAAGTACGCGGACGAAAATCCGCCGTGCTTTCGCCCTGGCTTCGACAAGGACGATTACGAACGGCGAGCTTCCGCGACGCGGGCCGCGGCGATCGCTGAACACTCGCGGCTCGCCAACGAGCAGCTTTCGTACCCGGTCGATCACATCCTGCGCGGCGAGCGGGAATTAAAGCACTACCCCGGCGACGAGATCGAGCCGGAGGCGACGTTGATCGAGGAGCCGGAAGGCCCGCCGGTGGCCGTGCAGCTCCTCGACACGGCACGGGCCGCGGTGCTGGATCGGCACCGGGTGTACGGCCCGCCCCAAGAGCATTTCGCCCGCACCGTCGGCATGGTCAACAGCCTGTTCGCGTCGGTGCTGAAACGGCCGCTGACTACGTCCGATTGGGCTCGGATCATGCTGCTCGACAAGCTGGCCCGCGACCTCGGGCCGCGGCCACACCCCGACAACGCCGTTGACCTCGCCGGCTACGCGGCGTGTCTCGCCGAGTGCAATGCGTCCGCACCCCCTGCGGACCGCGCCACGTGAGCCGTAGCGTGGTGGGAGGTGACGCATGATCGTACGGCCGACGCACTGGCGGACCGGACCCAACGGCCGGGAAGCGGTGGCATCCGCCGGGGACTTCGTGTCGCTCGAGCGACTGCTGACAGCGGGCGAGAAGTCAGGCCGCATTACTTCTCGACCGGAACGGACTGACCGCGAGATCGAGGTGATTGCCTACCGGCTCGGGTGGACGGTGGCCGAAGTCCGGCGAGCGATTGCACGGGGACGCACGGAGATTCTCGATGCCTGACTCTCTCGACGGGATCGTATCCACGACCACGAGCCTGACGCAGACGCAGACGGGCACCGTCGGCAGCTCGACGCGGGCCGTCTCCGTGTCGTCGGCCATGCCGCTTAACAGCGTCTCCGGGCCGATCGCCGATCAGCTCTGGGTGTCGAACCGCTCGCTGGCAGTCGGGGCGTCCGAGACGCTCGATCTGCTCTCGCTCGCCGACACCATCCAGGGCGCGACCGGCATTCAGACCATGCGGCAGGTTCGCCTCGTGCGGATCGCCAACAGCGAAACGGTCACTGGCCCGCGGATCGTCGTCGGCCCGTCGGGCACGAACGGCTGGGGCCGTGTCGCCGGCGAGGTGGGGCCGGGCGGCGAGCTGCTCGGCGTGCAGCAGACCCACGCCTGGGGCGTTACGAGCACGGAGCGTGCCGTGACGATCCGCGCCACCGGGCCGACCGGCTCCGTCGCCTATTCGATCGTGATCGCCGGCACCGCCACCACTGGCCCCGCAGGGTACTGACATGACACCCGACCAGCTTCAATCCGCCGTCCTCGCTCTGATCGCCGGCGCTCGGCTGAAGTCGGCCGGCGGGCTCACCGTCAGCGAGTTCGGCAGCCTGACCGTCGAGGTCATCCGCCTGGCGGTGGCCGGGCTCGACACGATCACGACCCTCGACGGGCCGGGCAAGAAGGCGTGGACGCTCGCCTGCGTTGGGACGCTGTTCGACGCGGTGGCGGATAGCTGCGTGCCGTTCGCGGCCAAGCCGATCTGGTGGGTGATCCGTCCGGCCGTTCGCACGCTCGTTCTCTCGGCTGCCGGCGGGGCGCTCGAGCAGATCTTGAAGCTGACCCGCGCCGCCGCCCCGGAGCCGACCGCATGATCCCGCCGCTCTGGATGCTCGCTGCCGCCGCCGCGGTGGCCTACCTTCTCTGGTCCCGCCCAGCGGTCGCGCCCGCGCTGCCGCCACTGCCGCCACTTTCGCCCATCATCCCGCCCGGCATCATGCCGTTGGGGATGCCAGGGGCGGCGGCAGCCGGCGGCGGCCCGCACCCGCTCACGCTGCTGGCGATCCTCGCCGCCGGGGCGATGGTCGCGTTCTCGATTCGGGAAAATCGAACGCCGCCCGCCCCCGCCCCCGGCCCCGCCCCTGTCGTCGGGCTCGATCTCCGAGGCCGATTCGTCGGCGTCGATGCCGCCGCCGATGCCGCCACGACTGCCGCCTTGCTCGAGGAGTTGGCCGGGCAGATCGAGTGGGATGGCCAGCAGACCGAGCCGCGCCTCCGCACCGGGGCAGCGTTCGACGATCTCCGACGCGCCGCCCGCGAGCTCCGGACGCGGGGCGTCTCGCTCGGGGCTCGGCAGCCAGCCGTCCGCGACGAGATCAAGCGGTTCCTCGACGCCGAGGCCGGCACCGAGGGCGGGCCGGTCGATGCCGCCGCGAGGGCGAAGTGGGTGAAGGCTTACCGGGCCGTGTCGGCCGCCGCGGCGGAGGCAACACGATGAAGGCCGTCGCCTGCTGCCTTGCCTACTTCGCGGTGATCCTCGTCGGCTGGCCGCTGTCGCTGGTCGCCGCTGTGATGGCCCACGCTGCCGACTGGCTGGATGACCTGTCCTACCAACTCTTGGATGGGTGGCTGCCATGACTGCACGCCAACGCACCGTCTGGACGTGGTCCGCGATCGGCTTCGTGATCTTCGCCGCGATCGTCGGCGCGCTCGTCGAGCGGGCCACGCACCGGATCGCCGCCGGTGTGGAAAGCCGGTTCGGCTACACGCCAAATCCGGAAGGCGTCCGCGAGTTCCTTGCCGAACTGGATCAGCCGGAGTTCAAGGGCGCGGCTCCTGACGTGTTGCGAAACGCCAAAAACCGCGACACGTTCCTCTACCGCCACGCAGACCGAGCACACCGCGCCGTCTACGGGCGGCCGTTTGAGGTGTGGAACCAAGGCAACCACGGCTCCTGCGTTTCGTTCGGCTGGGCTATGGGATCGTTTGTCGGGCAGGCCGTGGATTGGACCGAGGGCGAGTTGCCCGATCCTCCGAAGCTCGTCGCCACCGAGCCGATCTACGGTGGCAGCCGGACGGCCGGCAGGCTCCCGCCCATCACGTTCGCCGGCTACTCCGACGGCTCCTACGGGGCCGCTGCGGCCCGCTGGGTGGTCGGCACGAAGGCCGGCGTCGGCGGCATCCTCTACCGTCAGAAGTACGGCAGCGTCGATCTCTCGACCTACGACATCCAGACATCCCGCGAGTGGGGAGCAAACGGCGTCCCCGCCGCCCTCGCCAAGCAGGCCACGGAACACACCGCCCAGGGCGTGGCTCTTTGCGACTCGTGGGATTCTCTTGCGGCTGCCATCGAGAACGGCATGCCGGTGCCGATCTGTTCCAACGTCGGCTTTGCCACGACCAACGTCAGGGACGCCGACGGATTCCTTCCTCGAGGTGGAAACTGGTCCCACTGCATGGTCGTGATCGGCATCCGGTACAAGGCCAACGGCAGCCCGCGAGACGGTGCCCTCATCTGCAATTCTTGGGGCCAGTCGTGGGTGCGTGGAGGCCGTTTTCCAGACGACATGCCGGAGGGCTGCTTCTGGGCTGACCGCAAGGACATCGAAGCCATCCTGGCCCAGGGCGATTCGTTCGTCATCGCCGGCGTCCACGGTTGGAAGGCCCGCGACCTCGACAACGGCGCTTGGCTCGAGCCCGCCGCCGCCCGCCCGCAACCCGCCCGCCTGATCGCAGACGTTCACTCCCTCGCCCCGTGAGGCCGCCATGCTGATCGACCGCCGCACCGTCGCCACCGTCGCCGTCTGCCTTGCCGCCGGCTGGTGGCTCGGCTCCAGCCCGTCGTCACCGATCAACCCGACGCCCCAGCGGCCGGTGTTGCAAGCCGTCGGCCGGCTGGCCCGGATCGCCGCGCGGCTGGGCTTGTGGGCCGCGATGGCCGCCGAGCCGCCGCCGCAGGCCGACGGCCGGCAACTCGTCCACGCGCCGTCGGTTGATGCCGACGGGCATCGGGTGGTTGACCACGGGGAGGGCTGGTGATGACCCTCTACCGCTCCCTCCTCGCCTTGCTGGCCTCCCTCTCCGCCGACCCAGCGGAGATCGACCGCGAGCCGCCACGCGCCGCCGCGGCCGTCGCCGCGGCTTACGCCTCCCTCGCCCCGGAGACGGCCCCGACGCCGCCACCGGCACCGGCGAAGTGTGGGTGCGGGGGGAAGTGTGCCGCAGGCGTCTACAAGCCGGACGGCCGGATCGAGATGAAGTGCGAGCGTGACTGCCCGTGCGGGTGCCGCAAAAGCTCCGCCCCCGGCCGCTGACCGCCACATGCCCGCGGGCTGGCGTCGCGCCGGGGGCGGGGTCTTCAACCGCCTAGCCGTGGATGTAGCTCCCCAAAATCACGCCGCGTTGCACGTCCGGCGCTGCCACGCCGATCAGCGTCACTGCGATGTTTGGCGGCGTTGTCCAACCGCTGCCGCTCTCTGTGGTGCCGACGCTCGGTGGCTGAATCGTGACCGCGTCCGCCTCGGACTCCGCGGCCACCACCAGCGAGTCAAAACACTCGTAGTGCCAGTCGTCCAAGCGGTCGAGCAGATACAGGTTCATGCGTCCCTCCGGTGGCAGAGTCTTCAGCCGGCGAACCACCTTAGCAGCAGTGCCACCGGGATCGTGATGGGCAGCCAGAGCAGCACCGACCGGACGGTCACAGCAATCTCCCGCCACCGCACTGCTGGCACCGCCAGACGTTGCGGAACGGCTCGATCAAGAACTTGTAGGGAATCCAGAGCAGCAGGAAGGTGCCCGCCGTCAGGATCGTCAGCAGGCAGCCCATGCCGTTGCTGAACGTCGTGAACTGGTGAAGCGTGTTTCGGCCGCAGTTCTTGCAGAACCGCGAACGCTGAATCGTTGCCATGCTCGTGTCCTCTAGTGTGGGGGTAGGGTATCCGCTGGAAAGGGCAATCCGCCAGTCCGATCAGTCCTCCGGCACAAACTCGGCCTCCTCGCCGAGATCGAGGGCGGGCAAGTAGTCGAGGGCCGAGCGGGTCTGCGTGATCGCCGGATCGAGGTAGTGGCCGCGAGTCATCGCCGGATCGGAATGGCCCAGGTGCGCCGTCGCATCCCCGCCGCCGAGCTGCACGTACGACGCCGACGCCTTGCGGATGGCGTGGAAGGCCCGGTAGGGCACGCCGGCGGTCCGGCACAGAATCCGCATTGACGGGTAGATGCTCGTCGGCTGCCGATCCCACGGCCAGACAAGATCGTCGGGACTGCGGCGATGCTCCTCGAGCTGCTGGCAGAGATCCGCCGGCAGAGCGTGCGAGATGTCCGCAGCCCCGCCCTTCCGCGTCGCGGCGACGAACAGCACCCGCCGGTTCTCAAGGTCAACGTCACGCCACCGGAGCTGCATCAGCTCGCCGATCCGCGATCCGCAGCACCACGCCGCGTAGAGGATCGTTGACCACCACCAGGACGATGGCAGGCCGCAGATCGTCCCGCGACGCTTGCGAGCCTGCATGATGATCCTGGCAACGTCGGTTGCCGTGTACGCCTTCGGCGTCCGGTGGATGCGCTTCTGCCGGGCGAGTGCCGGCCATTCGCCCTCGTGGATCTTCTTCCGGCAAGACCAGTTCCACAGCGCGAGAATCTGCGACCTGTCCTTCGCCACACTCTCTGGCGAGATCGTCTTCTTTCCGCGAGTGTTGGTGGCTCGCCATCGCAGGAACTTGGCGACGGTGAAGTCATCAAGATCGGCGATCGTGGGTTCGTGCTCGAGGAACTCGC